ACTAAGTTTTTTCATTTGTTAAAAGATTAATTATTTAATGGTTTATTTAATTGTAACGTTCTGTTAATCGCATTAAGTGCTGATTGAACAGCATTATTTACAATATCTTCATGAATCTGCTCCTGTAAAACACATGGTTTTGTTTCATCATCAATGTCAATATTTGGAGGCATATCAATGTATAAGCAAAAATAGGAGGTTAGAATAAGTGTTCCGTCAGTTATCAATACATGACTATTTTCAACATCTAATCTCCACACTGTGTTTATATCCGGTTTTTTAAACGGATTATTAGCGTTAACTGTTATTTCGTCTGACGACATTGGTTTAACTTTAATTGTCATTGACTTATTAACACGCTCAAGAACCACATTTAAGAAGTCCGGAAGTCCTGTAACAAGAAATGCATTCGTATATTCAAATGCCGTATAACTTGAAATAGTTTCAGTTGAAAAAGGTTTAACCAATACTGATAATATCTTACGGGCGTCTTCATCGCGCTCAAAGATATCTGCATATCTTTTTACCAGGTTCAGCTGGGCTTCATTCAGAAAACGATTGATATCCTGAGTTGTGAATGGGTGATTTACAGCTTTTAAGACATCACGCATCTTAATATCAAATCTGTATTTCATTTCAGCAGAAGTCATATCGCTTTATTTATTTGTATTTCAGCAGATGCTCTTTGTGCGTCAGCTGCTTTCATCGCTAATGCAATTGCTTTATCTACAATTTTCTGATGCCAACGCGGATGAAGTTCATTTACATTAGAGTTACTTACATCTATGCGTGTAGGAGTTTTTACATATACAACTTGAAAACCTCTGGTAGTTGTAACAGTTGTATACATGTCTACAAGTACAATAAATCGTATTGTTGATGCTGAATTAACAAGAACAACCTTTGGGGTTATAATCATAGGACGATTCGCAAGTGTTTGCATCCAGTAATCTGCTTCCTGCTTAGGAATAATCTCAGCGGGAATAAATCCTGTATTTACAACAAACGGAGTTCCTCTTACTGATTTTACCTTCACGTTTACAACCCATCTGTAATCACTTGGTAAACTTGTAGTAGTTTCGTAGGCATTTGATCCGTAGTTCTCAAATGATGCGGTAGCCAGATCTAATGTTGACGGTACCAACAATTCTGCTAATCCAAGCATATCACTGTTAGCATAAAGTTCATCAACCAATAAATCCATACCCTGGTTAAGCAAACCTGAAATTTCAGCATCTGTATATCCCGGAGCAAGATTATTGGCTAAGAACTCATAGCCAACATTAAATCTGGTTTTTAATTCCGCGTTCGTCATTCTTTATTTCTCTTTTTTTGCAGTTGCACTTACAACAGCTTTAATCTTCAAATAATCTTCCTGATAATCAGGTTCAGTTTTAAGATTCTTCACAACTTGATCGAGAGAAGTTCCAAGAAGTTTTCCTTCAGGTGTAAAATACTCTTTAGTATTCCACTTCTTTGTGATTGCTTCCATTGCAACAGCTCTATGAATCAACAGTTTGGTATCGTAATGTTCGTCTTCTGCAATTGCCAGATAACTATCGATATCCTCATCAATAAGTCTCTGCAACTCTGCAACCAATGATTCCGTTGTTGCTTCTGAATCAGGATGTTTCGCCTTAGGATTCTGAAGAGCGTAAATCATTAGGAAGTCGTAACACTTTGTATGAGACCCTTCAATCTTCCCAAGATGTTTATAAGCTTTAATGTTCTTAGCTGATTTAACGGAACGTTGTACCTCCTTATAATCTGCATCAACCATCGCCATCGTATATTCACCTTTATCGAATCTTTCTTCCCAACTTGGAGCCATAAAGATAGCTGTTTTCCACAGGCGCCACTTCAAGTTATCCATAGGATCACTCAAATCCAGTGTGACACCATTTTTTTTAAAATCATCATTAATCATAATTTCTACTCTGAACTTGTGCCAGAAGTTATCCTTCTTCTTATAGAAGTTCAAATCCAAATCAAGTGTTTTCTCAAAGAACTCTTTCTCATCATTTGTCAAAATAGGTACAAGTGTACGTCTACTCTTACTAAGAGGTAATACCCATCCGATTTTTGTATCATCGAATCTGTAATAACCAACGTGATCTTTTTCTGTAATCATTCCACCATCACGAAATACAGGAACAATTTTCACCTTCTTATCGAACAGGAAGGATTTGATTTCATTGTCTTCTTTCATACTCCTTTTTGATTTTTAAAATTAAACTTAGGTTAACTCTTCCTAATTGTTGCGGGGGAGGGATTTGAACCCTCGACCCTTAGGTTATGAGCCTAATAAGCTACCACTGCTCCACCCCACAATCAAGGTAACTGATAAAAATCAGCTACCCATGTATATTAAGCAAGCAACGAAGGAACAATTCTCATAGTCCTCATGGGGTTCTTAACGCGAAGACCACCAAGGAACATTTTATGAATTTCGTATCCATCAACACTTGTAGCAGCCATTCCAGGTTTAGTGAGGTTGTTATACGGAGTAAACGGATCACGCATACCAGGAATATATTTGTAGATTTCTTCATCACCCTTGAGTGCTACACGCTGAATATTCGGTTCACCGTTAGCAGTTCCAAAATCCCACAGGTTGTATTCACGGCTTGAAGCCAAACCACCGTCAGGATGCTGAATCTTATTACGTACAGGGTTATCAAGCATAGGATCAATCATGACTTCAAATTCGATTCCATTTACGAATACATACTTCATAAACTGACCACGATAAGTCATTTTATTACCACTGATACTGATACGATCCTGGTTAAAGTTAGGCGTCCACCATCCGGCTTTTTCTTCAACAGCTTTATGGAATTGGTATGCACCATATTCTCCGGTAGAGAGAACAAATCGTCTTTGATCTTCCGGCAGTTTACCAACAGAAAGTCCGAGAGCAATTTCAGAGAGCCAGTCAATATCAAACGTATTATAGAAGAACAAATTCGAGGGAGCTACCTGTGCATAAAGACCATAACCACTACGAATTTCATATCCAGATTCACCAACGTTACCAAAGGTTCCATCAGGAAGTTTGTTAGCATCACCATATAACATCAAACGAGCACGTTCTCTACGGAACTGAGTGAGGAAATCCCAATCGAGTTTTCCAAGCCATGAGGTAATTTTTTTACCATCCTGATCAACCCATGCAAAAGCAAGAGGTTTATTTTCGCCTTTACGGATCATATTACCAGGAACAGTATACTGTTTACGAATCATGGACATCCAGTTACGCATCCTGAACGGAGAGGTATGGAATACTCCACCACCGCGTTTAGAAAGAGTCTGTTCAACAAGTGAGTAGTCCTTCGACCAACGTTTTCCGGCAGTAAGTTCTTCAGCAGGTACAAACAAGTTATCATCACCGGTAACCAGTTGAACTTCGTACATCCAACTTGTACCACGTGCAATAGGATCAGCAATCACACGCAGTTTATACAGTTCAGTTTTCACACCAACGATCACGTCAGTATTTTCAAAGTAGCGTTCACCAAATTCCATAAAAAACGGTGTACGAGCAATACCAGCTTTAGTAGGTGCTGTGGAGAGGTCTGCTTTATAAGCTCCAAGCAACGGAAGGTTCTTTTCATCAGCACCTTGTAGCAGCCAATCAAAAGGTACATCGTCATCAATGTACATAACCGGGAACTGGTTAATGAAACTGAGAACGTCATCACCTCCCAGGTTTACTTTATAAATATGTTCAATAACCTCACTAACAAGTTGAGGTTGCTGCATATAAAGAGCGCCAAGATGATTATCAGTCGTTAAACCAGCCCAATCTTTAGGGTCAAGTGTTTGTAATTTAGAGATTAACATTTTATTAAAATTAACGGGTTATAGGTTTATTTTCGTTTAAATACTTCCATTGAATGAAGTATATCTTTAGCGGTTTTATTAGGTTCTACAACATTTGGTTGTCCAGTAGCTGACACAGAACCTCCTGCCATCTTTTGAGATAACTCCTTTACAGCTGCGGACTTACCTCCTTTTATAATCTGATCCCATTTTCCATCAAAAATGCCTAACTGATCCAGATAAGCTATTTTAATATCCCATGCGATAGGATCTTTTGCACGTTTGGCATACAGTG